TGAACCACGAGTTCATAAACTCTGGATTGTTTTTAAATAAGTCAATAAAAATATCGCAGATATCTGGTCTAAATCCTATTTTTTCTAAAGTTGGCCGCCAGTATTCATAATCGGGATTTTCAACGGACGTTATCGTCAATCCTGCGCCTTCTATCATATTTTTTAAATCAGACCATGTTAAAAATGAATATGTGTCAGCGGTCTCGCCAATTGATTTAAGCCATTTATTTTGAGATTCAGCGGGAAGCCAATGAAAAAACCATTTATTGACTTCGCCGTCCCAGGGAAAGTTATTATTTCCAGTCGTTATGAATCCCTGCCCGCCAGGCCTCAAAATTCTTGCCATTTCTAAAATATGGGCTTGTTTTTTATCATTTTTTGTTGATAATCCGCGCTTGCCCTCGGTATCGATATGCTCAACGATTGAATTTGACAAAACTATGTCAAAACTATTATTATCGAATGGCAAATTACAAGCATCTTCTTGAAAAACATATGCTGACGGGCATCTATTGGCGGTAATCTGAGCGTGTTCTAATACTGGTTCAATTGCATACACCTCTGCATCTTCTTTTTGTAATAAATAAGTCAAACTACCCCATCCCGATCCCAAATCTATTGTTTTTTTTCTTTTAAAATCAAAATGCTTTTTCATTATATCGAGATTTCTCTGATATTGACTTTCGTCCATTGCATGATTATAATATGTCTCCATAACAGACTCGGCGACGCCTATACGTTTCCAAAAATTAAACATATAGTCTTTATTGTTTGAAATTGAATTTGGTTCTATTCTAATCATTATAATAATCCCTTACGTTTCTTCCATGCTAATTTTAAAGAAATACTTTTTTTTATTAAACATTCTTTAGATGGTATATTTCCTTTATGTGATTCAGATAATTTACGAATATGTTCAGGCGAAAGTTTTCTACCTTTAATTGGAGACTTTTTACCTAAATTAGCTTGTCTCAATTTTTCTTTAGTTTCTTCTGATCTATGTATTCCCAAAGCTGGATGACCTTGTGTTTTTAATTGTTTTTTATATGCTTCTGATAATTTTTTTTTAGTTTCTTCCGACCTATGTTTTCCATATTGAGGATGATTTGATCCACTATTTAATTTTGATAATTTAATTTTATTTTCTATTGAAATAGGATATTTACCTTTAAGACTTTCTGATATTTTTTTTCTTATTTCTTCAGTTGGAATATATCCAGAAACACCTTCTCCGCCATTAGTTAAATTATAAACATCAGTCATTTTTTTATAAGCAGCAATATAAAATTTTTCAAGCACATTTAATTTTTTTTCATCATCAGTCTCGGTCAAAACTTCCCATTCAAAATTTTCTTTTCCATATTTCCTTAAAGCTCTTTTAAAATATTGATTATTATTTTTTTTTAATTCATGTAAATGTTGACTTTTTCTTCTTTCTAAAGAATGAACTGTTTTACCGATATAAACTTTATCGTTTACCATATTTGTCGCTTTATAAACTATCATTTATTTCTCTTTATATAAATCGTCTTCAATTCCATAATGTCGGCCTTGATTGCCAAGTCCATTGCTTTTCTCTGAATAAATTGAATCTACACAAAGACACTTCTGACATACTTGAGGCCATTTGTCACGCGGAAGATTGTTTTTTTCATACATAAATTGTCTTATTTTTTGATTTAATTCATTATTGTATATTTCTTTGAAAGTATTCTTTTTTAAATCACCGAACCGAAAAGTTGAACATGATCCGCAAGCCTCGACCCATAATGCGGGATCACCGTCTATTGAGGGTGGTTTTAAAAAATTTCTAACCCAAAAATCACAAATTCCGCTGATTTCTGATCCATTATATGCTTTTATTGACGATATTCTGTCTTGATTCGACCATATATAATTGTCTTCAATTTGTTCCTTGTTGCCGAAAATATCGCCTCTTTTAACTTCATCAGAATGAGGCCTCGACAAAATTTCCTTATTGTTTGCCCTTAAATTTCTTGAAAAAGGCAAGAAATCCAGAGTTCCCATTTTTATAAATGGCAATCTAAGTCTGTATTTTTTTTCTATACAATGATCGATCAATTCGTCTATTTTTTTGTTTACAACAGACGGTATGTTGAAATATACTTCATCCCTCAATTCATGATTGGCATAATTTAAGCTCATTATTTCAATATCGTCAACGCCAAGAACTTCATTGCAGTAATCAGCATATTCAATTAAATGGTTAAGATTCGACTTCATTAAAACCAACCCCACACGGAACCAGGGCATCGGCCGCATGTGCCATCTTTTTTCTGAAAACATTTTTAAATTTTTACTTACATTGTCGAAATTATCTTTTAAGTATAATTTATGATATAATTCTTTATTTGCGGCATCAAATGAACATTTTAGCCAATCTATCACGCCATTGGCCTGTTCGAGTTTTTCTTCGGTTATTAACGATCCATTCGTAGTCGGACGATACCAAACACCATATTTACGATATAAATCCATTAGCCATTTAAAATTTTTATTAAGAAAAGGCTCTCCGAGCAATGTGCTTTCAGTATATTGCAAAGATGGAAATAATTCATCCGCAACACGTTCGATGTCTTCTTTCGACCATTCCGGGGCATTGACAAAATTTGTTCCTGGAGGATTCGAGTTTGCCGAATAGCAACATTTTTTGCATACATAATTACAAGCCCGTGATATTTCAAAAGTTATGCGAGGAGGTAATCCCATTAAAACCGTCTTTTTGGATTTAATTTCATCCAATAAAAGAACTTCATTAATTTCTTTTGTTTCAGAGTATGGTCTGGTCATTTTATTTTTCCGCCTGTTCGTAAAGATATTTTATTTTTCTACAATCTGTCCCGGAAATAGAGTCTCCGCCGACTGATAAGGCGTTAACATTCAATCCCAATGGAACAAAAGCCTTGAATCCAGTATTTGTAAACGTATAAACCGGATAGTGCATAACCGAATAATAATCATAATCAAAGATAAATTCATTCGAGTCTGTCAAAGAAAAATTATCTGCCATTTCGTGATAAACATTATCCCAGTTGATACTTATATACTGATCTCGGTCTGGTCGTTGATGTTCATGTTTCAAGCCGAGTATATGCCCGATTTCATGTAAAATAGTCCTTGCCTCGATATGATCTTCATCTATATTTATAATCCTATCTATCGTTTCATCATATCCAAGTCTTACCGATCCAGCCTCTGGTCCGTTAAGTGATGATTTCTCGAAAAAATAAGCATCGGCGATATTATTTGGAACAAAATGAATGATAGGCGAACATTTTTCCCAGTCTTGCATCCTGGCTTCAATAAAAAGTCTTTCATTTTCAGTAAATTCAGCCGATATTTTGTAATAAAATGTCCCAGCAGTTGCATCGGCATAGACAATTTCAACTGGGATATCCGACATTTCACAGCCGATTCCAAACATTGAGATTAAGAAAACAATAATAATTTTTTTCATTTTAGCACACTCCTATTTTATTTAAAATAAATATAATATTTATTTTAAATAAAGTCAAGTAAAATATTTATTTTTTACTTTCTTTCGGAATATATTCTATTGGTTCCCATAATTGTAATCCTGTTATTAAAACAGGAACAAGAAGTGTTTCACAAAATATAGCCGATAATATAATATTGCCCACACAAAGTTTGTATCTAATATTTTTATTTTTTGCATCCATATCGAACCAACCATAGGGTTCAATAGTCACATTGTTTCCATCTATCCTAAAATCTTTATTATTAGCACATGATATAATAAACATTGAAATTAAGAAAATAATAATAATTTTTTTCATTTTAATCCCTCCATGTCCGGTAAATCATTCACGTATTTTGCAACCGTCGCCCATCGGCCCTTGCAACCTGGACGTAGACATTTTACCTCTGAATATCCGGCAATACTCGCTTTTTTAGTTGCGTTACGCATCGTTACGACCAAATCGGCATGATCGTGTGTGGTCCTGCCACATTTGCAATGTATTCCTTTTTTTACTGGCATATTATTTAATCCCCTGTTCCTTTGCTGTCGCCCGCGAATGTAGATAATAATCGATAGTTGTTTTTACATTCGAGTGATTTAACGCTTTTTGAATTTTATCAATAGGCAGTTTCATTACATCCCTCAAATACATTGCCTTTGAATGACGGGCCATGTGCGCTGAAATATGCCTGTCGAGAATTTTCACACCTTGCTCAGTTATCATTCTATTGACATAACTTCGATTATATCTCAATCCGTCGTGTTCAATTAAGTATTTTTTACTTTTAAAGAAATCTTTACATTCATTGAAAAACTTTTCTGATAAATAAACGATATTTTCTTTTTTGCCTTTCCCGACAATTCTGATTTCAATTACATTGTTTATAAGCTGACAATTAGATAATTCAATATTCAATGCCTCGGATATCCGGCAACCCGTCCAAAACATTATGCCAAAAATTTTACCTATTTGCTCCGGGGCTTTTTTCATGAACAAATCCACTTCTTTTTTCTTCAAATATCCTGATTCAGTTATTGCTCGATTTCTAACAGCGGGCTTTATTTCCTCAAGAGATTCTTTAAGGTCATTCAATCTGGGATCATTTTTAAAAATACTGTAAAAAACTTTCTTTGCAGCCGCCAGTCGAAGTGTTTGCGTTTCGGAATTTTTAGTCTGTATAATCCATGCCAGAAGAGAATCCATATCTTGAGATAATGTTTTTTCTTTACAATAATCCATATAAGCTTTCATCTGATATTTATACGTGGTGCGACTATTTTCAGATAATTTTCGTAACGATCCCGCTTCTTTTATTAGATCAATTTCTTTAATACACGATTTATTGATTAGAGCTAAAGCGTTTTTAGTCGCCATCTTTTTGACTCATCGGAACTTTTAAATTATAATGTTTTATTATAATTTCCTGCAATACCTGGACAGGGAATAACGCCCGTCTTTCGGCATCCTCTGAAATTAATTCATATAAATCAGGCCTTACATTTATTGTTTTATGCCCGTCTTTAAAAAATTTTACTCTTGTTTTCATATTTTCCTTATTTTTATACAAAAGGTCTGCAAATACTTGCGGAGGAATTTCGTAAAAGCCAGCGCGCTGGTAATTTTTACTTAATATATTCCTACCGATTATTTGCAGACCTTTTAAAAGGCAGGTGGTGGTTTCTTCAGGAGGTTTATCACGCCTCACCACCTGCCTTCGGAGGAGAACTCATCTGAAAAGAACAAACAATCTAATAATCAAAATATAAAACAATGTTATAATTGTCAATTAAATTTTGTTATTTTTATTAAATTTTTTTTAATTGTCACAAAATTTAATTGACTTTATATAATCTTTATAGATTGATAAAAATATTAAAACCAAGGAGTGAATTATGAAAATTGCTATTATTGGAACTGGATATGTCGGGCTTGTCAGCGGGGCTTGTTTTGCCGACATGGGGAATGATGTTGTTTGTGTTGATAACAACATAAAAAAAATCGAAAATCTTAAAAATGGAATTTTACCCATATATGAACCTGGATTGAAAGAAATTATACAACAAAATTCAAAAGAAGGCCGGTTGTTGTTTACTGATGATATGGCGGAAGGAATAAAAGACGCTTTGTTTGTTTTTATATGCGTTGGCACTCCTCCGGCGTCTGACGGGAGCGCGGATTTGTCTTTTGTCCTTAGTTGTGCCCGTGAAATAGGTAAAAATCTTGATTCTTATAAAATTATAATCAATAAATCAACTGTTCCCGTTGGAACCGCTGAAAAAGTTAGACAGACTATTTATGACAAATTATTCAAGCGCGAACGCACTGATATTAAATTTGATGTTGTTTCAAACCCTGAATTTTTAAAAGAAGGATCGGCTATTGAAGATTTCATAAAGCCGGATCGAATTATAATAGGGTCAGACAGTACAAGAGCAATCGAATATATGGAAAATTTATATTCTCCATTCTGTAAACAGAATGATAGAATAAAAATTATGGACATTGCATCGGCTGAATTGACAAAATATGCGGCGAATGCCATGTTGGCAACTCGGATATCGTTTATGAATGAACTCAGCCGCGTCTGTGAGGCCGTAGAGGCCGACATTGAACACGTTAGGGCTGGAATAGGTTCGGATTCTCGCATAGGCCATGCGTTCTTATATGCAGGCCTGGGATATGGCGGATCATGTTTCCCCAAGGACGTTAAAGCCTTGATTTCAACCGCTTCAAATTTCAATATCGGAATGCCTATTCTTAATGCAGTCGAAAAAGTAAACGCATATCAACGGATACTGTTTACAAAAAAAATAAAAGAAAAAATGGGGCCGTGCCTGCCTGAAATAGTTTTTGCAGTCTGGGGAATGGCCTTTAAACCGAACACGGACGATATGCGTGACGCTCCAGCAGTCTCTACAATAAACGCCTTGCGTGAACGCGGGGCAAAATTTCAGGTTTATGATCCTATTGCAATTGATAATGCTCAAAAGATTTTCGGCAACGATAATATTACTTACGTTCATAACGAATATGATGTGCTAAACAATGCCGATGCGCTTATTATATTCACGGATTGCCATCAATTCCGAGAGCCTGATTTTAATAAAATGAAATCGTTAATGAATAAGCCTATTATCTTTGATGGAAGAAATCAATATAATCCTTCTACAATGAAAGAACTCGGTTTTCAGTATTTTTGCATAGGACGATAAAAAAAATTAAATATTTTACTTGACTTTATTTAAAATAAATATTATATTTATTTTAAATAAAATAGGAGGAATAAATTATGAGTGAAAAATACACAACAGAACAGGTTTTTGAAATATGGGATAATGGACAAGGCATCCACTGGGAAGTGGGACAAGACCGAGATGCTCTTAATCTCGTCGAAATAAGAGAATATGACGATGTTAATAAACTTATTGCCAGATTAACTTTCGACCGAGAAGGAGCTACTGAATTAATGTTGGCATTAAAAAAATATGTGGAAAACGATGAAAATTTTAAATAAAAGTAGGAAAATACCATGAAAAGGGACACTATTGAATGGCACGAAGAATGTCTTAAAAATATGCAAACAAGTTATGCAGAAGATTTTAATAGGGTGCAATTTTTCCTAAGTTCATTGTCTCAACAACAAAAAGAAATCGCTTTTTATGAGTATCAAATTGCAGAAGCCAAAACGGATAAAAAAGAAAAATTTGATAGAGCTAAATTCAGAAAAAAAATAATAAAAAAGGAGGGATAATATGAATAGATCAAAACTGAAAAAAGAAACCCTTGCTCATTATGATAGAATGATTACATGGGCAAAGAAACAAAATGAATTAGATCAACCAAATGATAAATTAATGCTGTCATTATTAAATGAGACTTGGAAAGGTTTCTTTTGTAAATATTGTATTTATTATTCTGGATTTTTTGATGAACAAAATACTTCTTTTTGTAAAAACAATACATATGGAAATTGTCCTTTAAACCCAAACAAGGCAAATTTTAAAAAAACCAGCATGTATTGTTGTAATGGACTATGGTCTAAAATGAATAGGAGTAAAACATGGGAAGAATGGATTGTCAATGCCAAACTCGTAAAAAAATATATAAAAGAAAATGGATAAGGAGGGATCACATGAACGATGAAATAACAAAAAATATGCAAATATTAGACATTGATATTTATCCATTTACATTAGAATCCTTAAAAGCGAATTTTAAAGCGTTATTACATATCTATCACACGGACAAACAAAACACGGAATCAGAAAAGAAAATTGCAAATGAAAAAACCATCAAAATAATTACCGCATACAAATTTCTTTTAAATTATGCGGACACTGCCAGTATTGAAGAAATCAACATTGAAAAAAAAGAATGGGGAATGTTTGATTTTAAAAAAGAATGTGATAATTGTAAAGGCACTGGGTTTTTTGAACGATTTGAATGGGTCAATTTTAGAAATTGCCCTAAATGCCATGACACAAAAAAAGTAAAATTAAAATGCAAATACTGTGAAGACGGAAAATTCATGTTAAAAAGTGGACGTGCAGTTGAATGTAAAGCCTGCAAAGGTACGGGAATATGGAAAGAAGTGCAATGTAATTTTTGCAATAGTTTTCCTTTTGTTTTTTTTTCAGGACAAGAACAAGTGCGAAAAAAAGAAAAATGCTTATTCTGTCAAGGTACAGGAAAAGTAGAACATCATCCAGTAAATCCAGTTATCCCGAAGGGAGCTATTTTAAAATGAATTTATTAAAATTTATATAGTAGGTATATATACCTACTATATAAAAACCATTTTAAAATAAATGAAAATTATATGAAATAAACAATAAATCCTTGACAATCAAACCCGCATAAATATAATAATGTCATTATGAATAATTTTTTCATTTCCAAATCTCCTGATTTTAAACCCGCCAACCTTCCGGCGGGTTTTTTATTCACTAAGTTTCTAAATTACAGGACTTTGCGTACTTGATTTTTGACCCTTCTATTTATTTGATATAAATAGACTTCTTATTATAAAATACCACATATAAAGGTATATGAATAATCATGTATTCAAAGTACTGTAATATAGTAATATAATAATTATATATATATATATAGTATATATATATATAATAGTATATATAATAATAGAGTAATAAAGGTCGTTATCTGTTCAAAAAAGACCTTTTGTTCTTTTTTTCACTATACAAATTTGAGTAATAAACTAACAATATTTTACAGACTTTTTTTTCTGTTTTTATCGCTATATTTCTATTTTACAGGTTTTTAATACCGTTTTTTAATTTCTACTATTTTACACATATTTTATCAATTTTAATGAAAAAAACAATTTCTATATAAAAAACCTGTAAAATAGAAATATAGTGACCGTTTTTAAGGTTTTCGTCTGTAAAATATTGTTAATATATTGTCAAATTTGTATAATAAATTACAGATAAATTTCTAAAATCTGTAATATTATCAAATAACTGTTGACTTTTGATAAGATAATGTTTCACTGACTTAAAATAGACCGAAAAGGACAAATAATGCGGAATTATATAAAATTTTTTAATGAATTTATTAAATCACCTCTGGTTTCTGATGATCTTTTGACTTTTCATATCTATGAAAGAAACATAAACATATTAACTTCTATCAAAATTCAACGAAAACAAATAGTTTCTGATGAATTTAATAATCCAGTCGATATCAGCAAAATAATAAATAATTTTACAAGAGATAAAAAAGCTTCTCAAAAAAACTTAAACAATCCCATTCAATTTTGGGGATCGCTCGCTTTTTTTGATTTGCCTATCTATATTGAATGGAAAATAACATCTAAAAATATTGAAACAATTATTACCGAAGACGATATTCATACTTCTCAAATAAAAATAGAAAGTTATAAAACAAAAACGCTTAATCTTATAAAAGAAAAAAAACAGGTTTCATTAACTGAAATAACTATTCTGAATCATTATCTATCACCAGATGCCAGAAAAAATATAATAAAAGAACTCGTCGATGAAGGTGAAATATATCTTGCCTTCGATACCAGCGCAGGCAGACAAAAAAGAATGTATAAGGCTACAAATGAATAAAAATATATTACATATAACAGATCAACAGTTGATAGATTCTTATAATGAATTAAAAAGTGGTTGGGCAGTCGCTAAAAAATATAATATAAATGGGCATATGTTTTATAAAAGATTAAAAAAAATAAATTTTATTTTTAACAAAAATTTATGGGATAATAATGAAATAATTAAATTAAAAAAACTATATATTGAATATGATGGAAATATTAGAAAAATTTCTACCATAATAAATAGAACTTATGCGGCTATTGCTTGTAAGGCAAATGAATTAAAAATTACAGACTATCATCGAAAAGCTGAAGACGATACTATAAAAAAAATGTCAAATTGTACTAAAAAAAGAATAAAAGAAAAGGGACATCCTCGTGGAATGTTAAACAAACATCATTCAAAAGAATCAAAAGAAAATATGAGCAAAACAAGAACGGGTGTAAAATTAAATCTTTCAGAAGAAAAAAGACAGAATCGATCTGATAGGATGTCAAAAATGATAAGAAATAATAATAATTATTCAAGATGTAAAAGAGGATATTATAATATTGATGGCAAAATAATGTATTTTAGAAGTTCATGGGAACCTATTTATGCTCAATATCTTAATATTTTAATTAAAATAAAAGCTATTGTTTCATGGGAATATGAATCAGATACTTTTTGGTTTGAAAAAATAAAAAGAGGGATAAGAAGTTATACTCCAGATTTTAAAATTATTCATATAGACGGATCGATTGAATATCATGAAGTAAAGGGATGGATGGATGATAAAAGTCAAACAAAAATAAAAAGAATGAAAATTTATTTTCCTGAAATAAAAATGATTATTATTGGTGAAAAAGAATTTTATGGATTAAAAAAGAAATGGAATTTGGAAAAACTTAAAATGGTTGACAAAGATTAAAATAAGGATATATTCATACTATGAAACATAAACAAAGAAAACAAAAAAACAATGTCGTACTTAAAGCTGAAATCCAGGTTAAAGATATGCTTATCGGTGAGCTTTTACGAGTCGTTACAAAACATAATATTGTATTGTCTCCAGATATTCTTAAAATTATAAATGAATTATATCAAGGCAGAGTTATAAAATGAGCGAAGAAAATATTGAAGTTAAAAAAATATTAAAACCAAAAGACAGAGGAGCTATTAAAAAGAAAAAATCTGTTAATGCTCGTGGACTTACAAATGAACAGGAAAGTTTTGTTCATGAATATGTTCGTTGTGGTGGAAAAGCATCTACAGCTTATCGATCTGTTTATCCAAATGTTAAAAATTCCACTTCGGAAGTAAATTCCTGTAAATTACTAAGAAACACTAAGATAAAAGAGGCGATTTCGGAAGAATATTGCAAAATTTGGAAGGAAAAGGATACTGAGTCATTTAAAGGCTCACTCGTTGCTCAATTAAACGCAATCCGTAACGCTACAATCGACAGTATGGTCAATATCGAAGACGGCGTACTAACTGTCAAGGATATAGCGGATATTCCGCCGGAAGCTCTTCTGGCTATTTCTGGAATCGATTATTCAGAATCGAATACCGAAGCAGGCCAATCCAAGCGAGTATCATTGAAACTCCGGGATAGCTTAAAAGCAATTGAAATGATTGCTAAAATCATAAAGATCATTGACCCGAAAGCCGATACTCAGCAGGTCGAGATAATTATTAAGCCGCCAGTCCGACCCGACAAAGTTCCAGGGGACGAAAGCAATGAACCCGTATAATGAACTTGATGTTGATCCGACAGCCAGTCAGGATGAAATAAAAAAGAAATATCGTAAAAAGGCAAAAGAAAATCATCCTGATGTCGGCGGTGATCCCGAAAAAATGGAAAATATAAACAAAGCCTATGCCTTGATAAAAGATGCAAGATCGAGGGAATATTTTGATAAACATGGCGAAGGCCAAAAACTAAACACAGAATTGGCAGAGGCTATAAATATTGCTATGCAAATAATAAATACAGTTATTGAAAAAAACGAACCAGATATCGAGTTTTATTTATCTGCATTAAAGCAAAAATGGCAGAATGAATTTAATCAAAATATAAAAAGTCAAGAAAATTTAAAACAAAAAAATATTGTTTTCCAAAAACGTATTTTAAAAAAACCAGATGAAAATGATTTTATAAATAGTTTTTTAAATGAACGAATAAAAGCTGTCGAATTTAATATAGAGAAAATAAAATCAGATTGGTCTGCACGATGTCGGGCTTTTAAATTATTAGAAGATTATTCTTTCAAAGAAAATAAACAAGCAAATATTTGTTTCGTTATGACGAATGGTCCGTCAACATCGATTTATTAATTTATGAATATTGATTTCACAAATTTTTATTCTTTGCTAAATCCTGTCTTTTGGGATTTTTTTGACAATAAATATCGTATTAGAATCTCATACGGGGGCGCAGGATCGGGAAAATGTCTGGCAAAAGGGACTAATGTAATAATGTATTCTGGTGAGTTAAAGCCAGTTGAAGAAATTCGACCAGGTGATAAATTGATGGGAATCGATTCAACTCCGAGGATTGTTATTGAATGTCACAATGGTTATGGTGATTTATATATTGTAAAACAAAATAAAGGGATGAATTATGTTGTTAATGAAAATCATATATTATCTCTTAAAAAATCTTGTCATTTAAAAAAAGATCGTGGCGAATTGATGAAATCTGGAAATTATAGAAGAAAAAATGGTGTATATCCAGATTATCCAGAAATTTTAAATATTGGGATAAAAGATTTTATTAAAAAATCTAAAAAATTTCAAAGATATTTTCGTGGGTATAGAAGTAAAATTGAATTTAATAAAAAAAAGGTTATATTAGACCCTTATTTTTTAGGTATATGGTTGGGAGATGGACACAGCCATAAACCGACTATAACTACAATAGACGAAGAAATCGTTAATTTTTTATATGATTTTAAAGAAAAAAATGGATATAACATTTCGGAATATCAAAAAAAAGATAATTTAGCTAAAACATATTCTTTTGTTGGTAAAAAAGAAAAAAATTCTTTTAAATATTCCGAAAATAAATTAACATCTATTTTGAAATCATATAATTTAATAAAAAACAAGCATATTCCTGATGATTTTTTATATAATTCAAGGACGATAAGATTACAATTATTGGCGGGATTACTTGATACTGACGGATATTTATTCGGTAATTGTTATAATATTATTCAAAAAAATAAAAAACTTTCTTACCAAATTCAATTTTTAGCCAGTTCTTTAGGATTTAGAGCATCAGTTGTAAAAAAGAAAAAACATTGTATGGTAAATAATAAAAAATTTACTGGAGAATATTGGGATATTAGCATATCTGGTGATGTGCAAATTATACCAACAAAAATAAAAAGAAAACAAATAACAAAATATAATAAAAATAAAGATTCTTTCATAACCGGAATAAATATTGAATCTTTTGGGCAAGGTGAATATTTTGGTTTTTCACTTGATGGCGATCATCTCTTTATGTTAGAAGATTGTACAGTTGTACATAATTCTTTTGCAGCTTTTCAAGAAATGATATGCAAGGTCATAGTTGAACCAGGGCATAATTACCTCGTATGCCGGAAAGTTGCAAATACAAATAAAAATTCTACTTATTCATTGACTAAACAAATTATTTCTTTATTTAATGCTCATTCAATTTTTAAAGAAAATAAATCTGATATGACTTTTACTTGTAAACATAATGGGAATATGATTGTTTTCAAAGGCCTTGATGATATTGAAAAAATAAAATCGATGACATTCCCGAACGGAGTATTGACCGATATTTTAATTGAGGAAGCCAGCGAGACTTTTCAATCTGATTTTGACCAGCTAAACGTCCGGCTTCGGGGCCAGGCACTTGTCCCGTTTCAAATAACAATGCTCCTTAATCCGATATCAGATCAGCATTGGATTAAGCGTGAATTTTTTGATTTAATGACCTATCAAAAAAAATATAAAGTTTTTATTCTGAAAACAACATATAAACATAATTTATATATAGATGAAAGTTATAAAGAGATATTGGAAGGGTATGCGGATATTGATTATGAATTTTATAAAGTCTATTGCCTTGGAGAATGGGGAGCATATGGGAATTTAATTTTTACGAATTGGATGTCAATGTCCTGCCCATATAAAGAAAATGAGTTTGATGCGATTTATAACGGACAGGATTACGGATTTGAACACCCGTCCGTTATTGTAAAAATTGGGTTTAAAGACGGAAATATGTACTCATACAACGAATTATGTTGTGAAAAAAAAACAAATATGGAATTTATACAGCTTAATAAAGAATTTGATATATTACATCCAGGCGAGGCGGCGAGGGCGGACAGCGCGGAACCCGCCAGAATACGAGAATGGCAACAGAATGGATATGGGATATTGCCAGCGATAAAGGGGCCGGATAGCGTAAGTCGCGGAATTGATTTTTTAAAATCTCAAAAATGGTTTATTGATCCGGATAAATGTCCTCGAACATTACAGGAAGTACAAGTATATCACAGAAAAACGGATAAAAATGGGAATGTAGACCATAAAGAAAATCCAGTTGATATTTTTGACGATGCGATAAAAGCCACAATGTATGCCGTCGAGCTATTGTCTCGGAACCAAGGCCCAGCGGGCGTTTTATCGGGGACGGTCAACGATCAGAAAAAAGAACTTATAAAAGTAAAAGCCGAACAACGTCGAAAATTTAAAGAAATTTTAAAAGCACGCAGACAAGCTAAAAAAGAGATTGACAAAAATTAAAATATAATAAAGGATAAAAAATATGAAATTTGAAACAATCGCAGGCCACAAAATTTTTTTTGACGAAACTTATTACCTCGCTTATTCGGGCGGGATGCGTGAAATGTCAGCAAAAGATCAAAAAGAATATAATAAACTTTTGACTTTGCCTTTTGGATTACAACGTCAAGAAATAAGAAAACTCGGACCAGATAAGAATCCTAAACTTGTTCCCGTAAAAGGAAAGTTGATACTTCAATTTATAATCGACGGGAAGTTTGCGCCGTTTTTTGATTTATATTTTGAGAAAACAAAAACATTACAAATAAATGATCTTGTTGTATATGAGTCTATGAAGGCCAAGTCTTATGATGTGGCTATGAGATAGAAATAACAAAAAAAACAGGAGGGAAAAATGAAATTCAACGAAGCGTTTGACAAAGCTTGGGCAATTGAAAAATCAAAAAACCCAGAGTTTAAGGGAATCAAAGAGGATTACGTTAGGGCGGCGGCATTGGCGTGGAATTGTGTCGCAGTTGCGCAAAATGTGCTTGACGATACTGTGTTCATAAATAAAAATAATTTTCCGATCAGTGTCTCTTTACCGGAAAAAAATAAAAAAGTAAAAGAGAAAAATGTCAAAGAAAAAGAAGTTCCGCCAGAACCAGAATAACATAAGGCAGGGATCGGTTGTTCCGATAAAGAATAATCCTTCTCAAATTGCTTTACAAGCTTATAACGAAGGCCAAGCCGCTGTCAGGAGTATTGACAAGCGGCTTATGAATTCTGTCCCGAAGGGTTTTCAATATGACTGGCTGAATAATGTCCAATATAATAATATTGTATATCCTATTGATAAAATTCCCGATAGGATGTTACGATTATGTGAACGCCGTAATCCGATAGTCGGCGCGGCTATAACATTGAGGATTCAAGAGGGTGTGGAATTTTCTCATATAAGCCATGATGGGGATGTCCCAGGTTGGGAATTTACGCCAACTGATGACAAAATAACAGTCACGCCAGAAATGGAAAAACAAAAAGAATTTCTTGAACATCTTATCCAATATGGATGTACTGAAGATTATACCAGCTTTAATTTAACCGATAAACCACCAACATTTAAAGATAGATTAACCAGATATATGCGTGATCGACTGACGATTGATAAAGTTGTCTGGGAAGTCGAACGCGACCGTAAAGGTCGAACAGTCGCACTATGGGTCCTTGACGGCGCAACGGTGTTCCCTGTTCTTCCAGGAGGATTTTATGGATCAACCAGCCAAATATCAGCGGGTATGCAGGTCGGATTTAATCAATTAAACGAAAAAATACGACAAGCCAGAATTGATAAAGTTCCGCCAGTTGAATTGATCGCATACGTTCAAGAACTTTTATATGGAATGTCTGGGGGCGGGATAACGGCGGCCTTTGAAAAAAATGATATTATTTTCGACATATCAAACGAATTGAATGATGTCCGGTATTATAAACAAGGCTTTTCGGTCGTTGAAAAAGCCAACCTCGCTGTTACTGCTTTTATAAATGCTATAAGTTATAATTCAAATGGCCTTTCCAGAGGAGCAATCCCTAAAGTGGGTATTGCTATGGGGAAAGACGCAGGATATACCCAAGAACAACTCGAAGACCTTCAAGACGAATGGATGGCGAATTTTGAGGGTGTAGATGGGCAATGGAATATGCCATTGTTAAACGGGGACGCAAAAGTTCTTCAACTTCTGCCAAACAATAGAGATATGGAATATCAAGTTTTCCTTGAATTCATGGGAGCATTAATTTGCTCGGAAATGGGCGTCGATCCTGCTGAAATGGGACTCAGATTAAACCAGGCACAGAATGTACTAAGTGAAAACAACGACGCTAAAATGATTTTTTCTAAGGCAAGGGGTTTGCGGGATTTACTCGGTGGATTTGCATATATAATAAATGACTGGATTGAAATATCAGGATATGAGTTTGCGAAGAATTGGCGGTTCGGCTTTAACGGCCTGAATACTGAAGATAAAGGATTCGAGGCGGATTTACGTCGAAAAGCAATTGAAACCGATATGACAATAAATGAATCCCGTAAATTACGAGGTGAGAAACCTGATCCTTATGGCGATATTATATGTAATCCTCAATATGTTCAATATAGAATCCAAAAAGAACAACAAGAATCGATGAGCCAACAAAATGACGGTGGTGAGGTCGAAGGCGATCAAACAGCAGAGAATGAAGAATTTGACGATAATGATGTTAATGAAATAGTTGATGAAGCAATCGACGAAAATAATATGCAAAAAGCAATAATTTTGATATAAAAAAAGAGGTATGAGATGGCTGTTAATAAAAAGAATTTAAGATATTGTCAGGTGTTATATGACGGGACTTATTATGATCTCATGATTGCAGTCACAGACCTTGATGAAACTGACCAGATACTACAAGACTGGGCATTGAATAAGTTTGAAGTTGAACTCGACTTGCCTTCGGCCCTTATCTTGAATAAAGACGCAACCGAAATCATAACCGCTCTTGATATTGACAGTTATGTTTATATTGATAGCCCAGTCAGTGCATATATGGAACTGCCGAGATTTGCCGGGATATCCGGAACGCTTCCCGTATTGCCAACGGCCCTTGATGCTGAGGATTATTATGTTGTCCCGACTTGCCTCGCTTATCTCTGGTCCCATCCTACAATGAGCGGATATTTTGGAGAATATATTATACCCGAAAGTCAAAATTTTACGCTTTCGGAAGGGGCTAATTTTATTGGAATTGATTTTAATGCGGGGGAGCCCATTTATCAGCTTTATACAAGTTTTGACAGTATAAATTTTGCGACAATAATACCCGTCGTTACCGTATTAAATTTCGAAGGCAGTATTTATAATATTCCATACGGGCAAACTGGATATGGATTGCCTGAAAAAATTATGCAAATGATGACCAGGCGGAATAATTTTGAGATACTTGATCCTTATAT